TTCTATCTCCTTCATAGCAGTAGAATCTTGTGATAAAAATGCAGCAGTCCTAAACTCTAGCTGTGCAAAGTCAGCTTCAAGTATCTTGCCACCTTCCCATCGGGACACAAAGATCTTCTTCACAGGGAACGTACCACCTCTAGGCATGTTCTGCATGTTAGGGTCTGCACCACTGAACCGTCCTGTAGATGTGCGATGCTGTAATAATCTAACATGTAGCTTACCATCAGTCTTAGTATAGGTAGATATACCTTCAACAAATGAGGACAAGTATGTTTCTAAAGCAGATAATCTACGCACACGCTTGAGAAACAACTCAGCTTTTGTGTTGTTGTTACGCTTGGCAAAGTGTTCTAGTATCTCTAGATTTATTTTGTTTGTACTAAACCCATTGGCACTAACCCACTTAGCTGTGGGTGGACTGAACCTAAGACCTGCTATCTGATTGGGTCTTTCTTCGTACAGCCACCCTGACTCATTACAGTTAGGACACTTGTTAGGCTTCTTGAAAGGTGTACCATCCTTCTTAACCTTTGTAATGTACCCACGTCCTCTACATGTAGGACATGTCTTAGCAGATACTTTGAACACAACTTCACTGTGATGATCTACAGCTTGAACAAAGTCTTTCTTGTTCATGTAAGGATCAAAGAAGTTACCCCACATAGCTTTATCTTTTGGTTTGCGACTATATATAACCCAAGACAACTGCTCTGGACTATTGAGATTGATTCGTCTATCGCCCATCAAGTCCTGCACCTGTTGAGATAGTTCGTTTGTAATGTCTTGCTTCTCTTTCTCAAACTCCTTCCTAACATCATCAAGCTTATCAAGATCAACTTTAAAGCCACGCTGATATATTCTGCACAGACATACAGCTACCATGTTAGTATGTGTCACTGTATCAAATAGGTCTGCATCCGTAGTCATAAGTCTGCCGTGTATCTTGTTAGCCAAATCAAATGTAGCTCTCAAGTCGTACACTAGATACTCAGCAAGTTCACCGTGAGGTATCTCAGATACAAGAGTACCATTCTTAAAGTATTCTTTCATGGTGTCCTGTTTCTTGTTGGCTAACTCATATCTCTCAGCACACTGTTCTAGAGACAGTGGCTTCTTCTGACCACGTTGAAGTATGTATTCGCCTAGCATTGTGTCAAATACTATGCCTTCATATTCAAACCCTGACTCCCACAACCAAATCAAATCGTGTGCTACGTTGTGACACACAAGACAAGTAGTTTTATTCAACTGCTCCTGTACCATCTTGTGTCCATTGGGTGTAGGGGGTTCTGTAGCGTGTTCAAATGTTACCACTCTCTCCCAGTTGTCTGTCTTCATACCCACCATGACCAGACAATTGTCAGGTTCAAAGGGGTCTAAGTGTAACTTGTCATTGCGTTTAGTTACATTATTTTCTACATCAAGTATTAATCTCATCTTTTATCCCATCTATTATTGTAATTATTTTATCTAGTGACATCTTAAACCATTCTCCATTACTGTCAATGGCTAATCTACGTGCTTTATTATGTGTCATTCTTTCTGCTCTATTCCTATCATCAAAAGTATTACTATACTCTAACACATAATCTCTCAAAGGACTAGAAGTTTGATAACCTTTACATCTATCCTTTGCATCAATAGCTTTTCCTATCTTGTACCAACCTTCCCAAGCAGGATTAGAAACTATGTACACATGACCTGATGTGCATTGATCGTAATTCTTTAATGAAGAAAATGCAGCATCGTTAAATGTTTTGTATCTTCCTGCTTTATACAGAGGATGACGCACAGATATATACTTACCGTCCACATACATTCTAGCTGTATTCTCTTTATCTCTACACGACAGGCAGTGATACTTTTTTTGTACTCTCTGTGACTCAATCCAGTTTATTCCTAACTCAAGTGTGTTACCACAAGAGTGACACGTACCATCAAACCTTTTAGTTTCTCTAGTAACACCTAAAAATATATTAGTTCTACCGTTCATGCTGTATACCTCGCTGTCTTGTAGTCTAGCTCACAGACAATCTTACCATGCCAACCAGACAGTTTGTTTTTCACCACGTTAATATGTCTCTGTGGTGACTGTTCTTCTTCACCCTCAACGTCAGGGTTCTTAGCTAGTAGTAACATAAGATCAGCTTCGGCTGCCTTACCTGTTCTACTACCTTCCATCATGGCTTGGTTGAGTACAACCTTGCCTTCTGCTTCAGCAGATAGCTGTGACATGTAGAATATAGCACAACCATACTGCTTGGCAATCATACGAGCATGAACAGCATTTGCTTTCAGGGCTTCATCCTGTCGGGCAAAGCCACCTGTCTTCGCAAACTTATCTCCCATATCTAGCACAACTACATCAGGTTTAAAAGATTTAGCTACACTCTCAACCCATGACATATCACGTCCTGTGGAATCATACAGCTTCACATTTTCTTTTACCTCTGCATACTTCTCGTGTGCTAGTTTAGGATTGTCTTTTATCTGATACTGATCCATGCCAGAACTAGCTGTAAGATATCTCATGCCAACTCTGTGAACTGATTCTTCATTACATAAGACAACACACCTTGCCCCTTGCCTTGCAAAACCTGATGTCCCTGCAATCATAGAAGCATGAAAGGATGTCTTACCTGTATTGGGTCTAGCTCCAACCTCAATAAGATGTCCTTCATTGATACCCTCTATCTTTCGTGTGAGACTTGGTATATTGAATTGCCAACGTGCTTCCATATCATTCTTGGCAAGCAAGTTATCAATGGATATGTCAGCCCAATCAATGTTAAGAGTAGGTATGAAGTCATCACCGTATTGCTCTAGTAGATTACGCAAAGGTTCTAAGCTAGTCTGAGATCCATTTACGTAATCAAAACCAAGGTTAGCAATCTCTTCGCCTATCACTTGCTGAAATAACTTAGACAAAACTTCTTGAGCTATGTCCTTACCAAGGGGTGTTTCCTTCTTGACACGTAAGAACAGATCCCCAAAGGCTTGCTTCTGTGCTGTTGTCATTGTTGGATTGCCTGACATAAACAAAGCTTCAACCTCATCGGGTGTCACCGTTCTGTTGTATGTCTTCATCGCATAGTCAACAGATGTTTTGATCTTACGTAGATCTTTTGTAAATAATTTATCAGGACATTTGATACCTCTGTGATCGTCATAGAAGTCTTTGCTCATTAAACTACGTATTAGTGCTGTTTCCATTTAATTCATCTCCTATTGCTGTTAGTTTTTCAATGTCGTTAGGACGCTTGTATTTTAGATCGTCAGATAATCGAATCACTCGTACTGTTTCTACCACACTTCTAAGATCCTTGCACATTTCGGTTGCTTTAGGTAGTGCATCTGGATCTAAGGCTACTATTGCTGAAGAGAACTGCGACAAGTACCTCTTGTGTATGTCTGATAGTGACGTGCCTAACACAGCAACCCCAACATACACGTCACTACCTACAATAACGGCACTGACACAGTCCTCTACAACTACAGCGATCTTACCATGTCCTCGGACATAAGGCAAGCCACTATTCCCATATCTTTTCCACTTAGGTAATTTATTTTTTAAACTCCTACCTATTGCATCCACTATAATGCCCTCATGCTGTATAGGAAACACAGCACGATTATCTTTTACGTCATACCACATCTCAAACATATCAGCATCTAAGTTGTACCTATTAGCGAACCTAGAAAGTTCACTGTTGTTTCTGTTTGGTACTATAAACTCTGGCATAACAAACTTCTCTGACTTCTTCTCTTCCTTCCTTAAAGTTTTTTTAATATCGTTGATAGATAGATGCACAGATTTAGATCCCGAAACATTACAAGATGCTTTGTAACAATTCCAAAGTAACCTACCCATACTGTTCGACACTGTAAAAGTTTTATACCCACCACAGTTAGGACAATTCATTCTCTTTGTTTCATCATTTAATATATCTATATCACTTAATATGTTATATATATTATGCATTATATTTACTCCTAGTAATTAAAGCGTTCTTTGCACTCTCAAATGTGTGCTTGAGATAAGGCTTGACCGACTGGACATTTGTGTGTCCTGTCACTGCCATAATCTGCCCCATTGGGACACCACTGTCAACCATTTCCGTAACTCCTGTCCTTCGTAAGTCCATAAGTCGGAGTTCGTCAGGCAGGTTTAAATGCTTCATGACACGCTTTGCTATCTTTGACACCCTCTCCAACCCATAAGGACTGTACTGCCCCTGTATGGGCTTTATATTGGGAGCTACATACCTTTGAAAGCCAAAGTCTGCCTTTTGTTCTAGTAGCATCTCATATAGGTCATCGCTGATGGGTAAGTACACCTTTGATCTACGTTTAGATTGCTCTAAAGTTAGTTGTCCTTTGTCCATGTCAAGGTCATCCCAAGTCAGTAATCTCATGTCACCAATTCTCTGACACCATTCGTATGCCATCTGAACTATAAGTCCGATGCTTCGATATTCATAATTTGCATAGCTAAAGTCAAGAAATTGACGCACTTGTTCTTTTGCCCACACTACTCGTCTAGGCTGTGACGATTTGCGTCTAATGTTAGAGAAGGGATTATGATTTCCATACTCCATTTCAGTTGCATAATTGTATACTCGTGACGCTACACTGCACACATGATTGGCAAGTGACACACCACGTCTTACCCACAACTCATATGTTCTCTTGGCTAGTCTACTTGATACTGTGTGCCATTTTTTATCACCTAAATTATGACATAAAATATTTAAAAAGTATATATAATCAGCTTTAGTTGAGTCACGTAACACATTGAAATCATTAGATAAAAGATATGCATTACATAATTCTCTGAGTGTAGTAGATCGAGTAACATTTATCTCTAATAGTTTTTGTGTGCGATGCTCGTCAATTAATTTGTTTAACTCCTTTGCAATTTTTTTGGCTTCATTTAAATCGTAGCCTAACTCTTTGCGAGACACAATGCCACTGTCAATTAGTTGACTAGGTGGATTAAACCTGTAAGATTTAACACCCTTTGGGCTATGCCTTTGTTGCATATATCTTAGCAGCTTAACCATTAGAACACACTCCCTGTCAAGAAAGCTAGTATCCAAACCACAGCTACATAAATTAAAGTTATCTTAAATTCTCTGCTCATTATTTCTCCCATCTGTAAAAAATGTGTCGATCAATTCTTGTTGTTTTTGTCTTGGTCTTTGCCCATGCAGGTCTTACGTAGGTAGCATGGTAATGTGTAGCTCCTTCGGTAACGTCTAGAACTATTGTGCCTGACAGGACAATGGACGCATACTCTTGTGCATATCTCCACTCTTTGCTGTCATACTTAGGCTCGTCTTTTTCGCCATTGCAGTACCAACTGAACTGGCATTTGTGTAGTACAGGCTTGTCTGTACCCTTGTATGTGACAGCTTGTGTTACCACATCACACACGTTGTTAGGAAACCTACTGTCTTCTACTCTGTTCATGACAACTTGACCTACTGCTATCTGCCCAAGCATAGATTGAAACTTTGCTTCGTGATATATGTTAAGT